TGCCTGGAATGAAATATGGGTTATCTTTAGAATAAACTTGCTTAAAATTTGAGGGTTTGTCATTAATCGGACCACCAGAGGGGTCTGAATTTTCTGTATCTAAGTTAGTTTTATTAAAGCTGTCTATTAATGAATCTGCCATTTTTTTTTATTTTTATAGTGGTACTACTCTACCTTTAATATCAGAATTAGGATATTTAACTTCAAAAATCATAGGATCAATTGAAGGATAAACTACATCATTAATTGTAGCTCCTGGGATGTCATATGCAAAATCACTATATCCTAAAGCATCACCTGTTAAGTTATTAACAACTACATTTTTAACTGTTTGAACCCCCTCTACTTTATCTAAAAGAACATATAACTCTTTTAATAAAATAGGTTGGTTAATTTGCCATTTATCTACTTCAAAGAATATTCAGCTAAGTATGTAGATAAATTTTGTTTTAATAATTTAGAAGCTGTTGATAAACTTCCATTTTCGTCATATGTTAAAACATATAAGTCTAATATTGTTGGTAATTCTCCAGGATCATTTCTTTCATTTGCAATACTTACAGGAGTTGCATATGCTTTTGAAATTGTTCCTAAATTTGAAGGCATTGATAAGGTTCTAACTAAATAATCTTCTTTAGTTACAGTACGTAATTGGTTTTGAAAGTTACCTACAGCATTTAATCTTAATTCTTCAACAGTATCTCCATCTTGACCTCCATCAGCTGCTAGTGGGTTATTTGATGAAACAGAAGAAAATATTTGATTTGCTAAAGCTGTATTTGATAAATTTGGATTAACGAATTTAAAAGAAGAATCATTTAAAACTGTTAAAGTACCAGCTTCTACATTAGATTCAACTCCCCCACCTGTTAAATATCTAAATGTTAGAGTTGTATTATATGGAGCTATACCATAGGTATTTGTAAATATAAAATTAAGAGGTGAAAATGCTGTTGTAAGCTTATCTCTTTCAAATGGTAATCCTAATCCTACATTATCGGGATTCGGAACTATTTCTTCATCATTATTTCGAGTTGATCCAGCTCCAAACTCAATTTGTAATGATCCTGAGTTTATGAATCTTGTTACAAATCTTCTTTGTACTTGTTTTAATTTAAGTAAATAAGGAGCATCGGCTTCTTGATCATATGTTGGATCATTTGTATTTGTGTTTCTTATCGTATCAAAAACGTTTTCTTGCGCCATATTTGGAACTTCATACCATTCATTACCATTACTATCAAAGCAATCTAAAACGCCTATAATATTAGAAGATTGAATTTCTCTAGTATCAAATCTTTTAGCGGCCGCAAAAGTAAATTCTTTTGTTTTTATTGTTGCCGAAATTGCTTTTCGTGATTTTTTTAATAAATAATATGTTGGGTTAGGTCCTGATATTTGATAAACTGATACCTTAGTTGGGTTTAAAGATCCTGATGATGAAAAATCAATTGGGTCTTCAATTAAAAATTTTATAGTACTATTTATATTAGAAGTAATTTGAGTATTTTCTGGGATTATCATTGCATAATCATAATCAGGCACATATTCGCCTCCTTCAAATTTAGCTGGAACTTGTTGGTAAAAATCAACCATTACACTAGCTGCTGTTGTTACTTTAGGTTCATAACCTAAAAGATAAGCCATTTGGTATAAATTTTCTTGTTGTCTAGCTTTTTGGATAAACGTTTCTTGAATTTGATTATCTAAATAAAAAGATAAAACATCTCCAACATAAGATGCCATTTCCATAAATAACATCCCTGTAGAAGTATCTGTAAAGTCATTATAGGTATTAGGAAAATATGTTTTAGAATAATTAATTAATGCATTTCTAAAACTATTAAAATCTCTATCAATATATCTTATATCTCTTTTTAAATCAGCCATTATTGTAGTAATATAGTTATGTCATCAGTTATACCAAAATTTGCAATAGTATATGTCAATGTAAAATTAATAGTATTGTTATCAGGTTGATTAACAAATTTTATTTGTTTAACTTCAACTTGAGGGAAATAATTTATTAGATCCTGTTGTATTACATTAGATAATTCTTCAGTTGTTACATCATTAACATTTTGAAATAGTAAATTTCTTAAATCAGCACCAAAATCAGGATTAAATACCCTTTCTCCTTTATTAGTTAATAAATAATTAATTAAATTAGATTTAGTTTGTTCTCTAACATTATATGTAGGGGAAAAAACAGCTGGGGCATTCATAGGTAGACTAAACCCAACAGCTTTACGCTGAACTGAGTCAATTGGGAATCTATTTTGTAATACTCTGGCCATTTATTATTTTTTCATCAATCCTGCTATTTGGGACATATCAACTTCACCTTGGGGTAATGAACCGTTAATTGAATCTCCACCTTGTGGGTTAAATTTTGGAGGGACATTACTAGTTGTCATTGCACCACCCATTTCACCTAAAATATTTTGATATGCTGTTCTTTTTTGTTCAGCACTCATAATAGGTTGTAGTCTTAACAGCTTCTAATAAAATATCCTTCAATTCTTCTTGAATTGCTTCCCTTACAGATTCTTTAATTAATTTTTTTAATTCTGATGACTTCATTTTTTGTTATAAATATTAAATTATTATTTTTTTTAAACGGATTATTATACTCTTATGGTTCTTAATTGTACTGATGCATTATCTACCGATGTTCCAAATTTAATATCTTCTATAGTAATAACAACCCTATAATCTCCTAAAGATGGTTCGCCGGGTGTGAATAAAAATACTGAGCTTGTTGCTGGTGTTTTATCTTTTATAAAATAGCTTTTTACTCTTGGGGGTTCTGTAGACCCAGATTTAACACTTGAAACTGTTACCCTATACTCATTCCCTAAATTTGATCCATTTTTATAACCTGTACTCATATTAAGTTCTAGTTTTTGATTAGATGCAGTTTTAGTAATAGTTCCAAATTTAAATATTGGTGCTGTTGATGTTACTGGTATTTTTAATAATTCTGAAGGAATGATTAATGAGTAACCATCTCTATTACCTAACTGATCTGGTAATGGTGGGGAATATTGGTCATTATTATTTTTCCACCAACCTGTGTTCAGGGTGTCAACTCTATATTTAGCTTCATTTATTAATACTTTTACAGAAGAACTATATGACCAAGTTTTATTATTGGTGTTATAAACAACTACTCCCCTATATATATTACTTTCAGAAGTATTTATATTTTCCATTTTAATTCTCCTTTGAGGGAAGGAAAGTGTATTATTAGCATTTTGTTCTATTGTAAATTTCCAATCAGCCGTTGCATCTCCTGCTCTTTGATAAAGATAAGGATTGGAAGAATTTGGAGAAAGTTGGGATAATAATTCTTCCTCATTAGCTACATTTAACCCTATATTTGAAGATATACCTGATGTAGCTGCTACATTACCAATTTCCTCAATTAAATTATTTTTTTCTTGTTGAGTCATCCCCTCAGCTAATTCTTGAATACATCCATTTACTAAACTATCTAATTGTCCTAAACTATCAAGAGCTCCTACGGTAGCTTTTGTTACCGTTCCTGATATTTTAGGTACTATAGATGTAAGATTTTTAGCCCCTTTTAAAATATCACTTAAAGTATCTAATGAATCAGCTAATAATGTTATTATATTAATAGGTAAACCAACACCACCACTTGGGGGGATAATTGCTGTTGGGACGGGTATTTTTTTTATTACACTAACAGCTGCCTCAATAGAAGTAATCGTATTATTAGTTACATTAGTTGTTGATTCAACGGTTTGAAACGATGTTAAAATATCATTTAATCCTTGTTGGAGTTGATTTTTTTGTTGTACAATTTTTAATAATACAGGTTTAGGGGGACATGCATCCTTAAATTGTTCTATAAGGGTATCAACTGCTAATTCTAAAGTAGCAGTTTCTTTTACTTACTTTAGATTTATATGTTTCTATTTTATTAAGCATATTTTGAGCTTTAACAAAAGTATCTGTAGCTGGTCCTGGTATAGCTGCGTTAGGGGCAGAAGGACCTGGGGTTCCTATTGGAGTTTGTAATGCTTGGGATAAAGATATTAATGAATTTAATAATTTTTTTAAATCATCCAAAAATTTATCCCCTAATATTATGGGTTCTGTTGCGTTTTTATCTCCTAAATATATTTCTTTTGAAGCTACTATAGTTTTAGGGGTATCAATATTTAAACTATTTACGGAATTTAAATTTATAGTATCACTAGAAGATAATAAAATAGAATCTGATTTTGCATTAAATAATAATCTTCCTGAATTTAATATAATTTGTTCTCCATTAAATGATGAAGGAGATGTTGGGGTGGATTGATATGAATTATAACTATTACTTGCTACTTCAATAGGAAGAGTTTGGGTTGAAGTTAAATATATGCTAGATTTATCAGCATTAATACTTTCAACTTGAGGTACCCAAGGATCTTCTCCATCTTCATGTTGTCCGTTTTTAATAATAGTAATAGGATCACCATCTTCACCCCCACCTAAAGACCAGGGATTTATTGGGGAAGAATTTTTTATAGTTGATGAAAATCTTAAAGATTGACCCCATCTTCCTTGATATATTAAATCCCCTTCAAAAGGTTGGAGGTTTTTAATATCTAATCTTTCTTTAAAAGTTTCCCCTAAAAATATTTCTGAACTACCATCTGTAACTCTTCTTACAATTCCTGCTTCTGTTTGTTGATAATCTTGCTGTTGTGATTCTGGGAGTGTTTCTGCGTATAATCCATCAGGTATAGCATTATGGTGAGTACTATTCCATATGTTTATAGGTTGGAAGTAGTAATAAGTAAATGAATTTAAATCTTGTTGAACATTAGTACCTGGTAATTTTACTATGTATACAATTTCATTAACTAATGGAATATTTGAAGTATTAGGAAATAAAGGATAAGCTATAGAATTTGCAAAGGAATTAGGATTTTGTTGAGGATTATTTATATCTTCAAAAAAGATAGCACCTATAGAAGCCCATTCCCCATATTGTTTGAAAGTATCTTCATAAGTAGTAGAATTAGTAATAGCTATTTTTACCCTATAGGCATCTTTTTCTTTATTATTTAATTTATCCATCTCAGCTAAAAGTGCTTCTTTTTCTTCATCACTTATACCAAATCCACCATCATCATCTACATTTTGAAGTGCTCTTTGGACGATAGTAGCCATTTTAATTAAGGCTTCATCGTTTTTAACACCTATTTCCATATATTCTTTAATAAGAGGTACTATAAGAGTAGCATCTCCTATTTCTTGAACTAAAGGTTTAAGTTCTGAAATTAAAGCAACAACTTGAGCGTCTCTTTTCTTTTGGTTGTTGTAAATTTCCTCTAGAATGTCTGAGAATGTTTTGTCACCAAAAACGTTTGAATCTAATTGTCCCATAATGTTTTTGATTATAAATATATATTTTTGAAGTTATTTTGGAGGAAAATAACCGTGTTCTAAATAAAATAGGTATTTTTCTTTAAAAATGCCATATAATTTATTAGCTATTTTAGTTATTTTTGGTGTTTTTACATCTACCATTTCTCTAATGTAAATGTATAATGCTTTTTTATTAAAAACATCTATATTGTCTCTTTTTCTAAATAACTCTAAAATGGCATCAGCAATTGAAGCATCATTTCCTTTGGGGAATAACACATATATTCTATCAGTAACATACTCTACGTATTGATCTACAAATATAGATAAACGATCCTCATGTTTATAATTTTTAGTTTCGTTTAAATTTTTATTACTAAATTCTTCATCTTCAATTACAGTTTCAATATCACCTTCTCTATTTTTAGATACTATAAATGATGGATCTGAAGTATCTAATTGAGAATAATGATTTAAATCTTGTATTGATATATTATTAATTTTTTTACCGTAATTTTTCTGATTATATACTATGAGCCATCTTTTAACAATAGTGCCAAAATAAGAATATGCTTTAGCACCATTTTCTGGGTTAAATAGATGGATTTTGGATAAAAGAAATACCATTATCTCATGTTGTAAATCTTCTAAATTTTCAACTCCATCTGTATAATAAAATTTAAATGTATGGATTATATTTTCTGTAAGTTTATAAAAAGGCCAATGTATGTGATTTTGGTATAAATCACTTCGTTCATCTTTATCAGAAGAGCGATTGTACTTAACAATCGCTGCTTCGGTTTCTTTTGTAAAGTAAACTCTTCCTTGTTTTTGGGATTTTTTTTGCCTTATTATGTGATCCATATATTATTTTTCTTCTTTTAATTGGAAATCATTTAAAATTTCCTGTATTTGTTTTATTTGTTTAAAGAAAAATCCTATCTCATCATCAGATTCAAATGATCCCTTTATATCAATTTTCTTAACTCTTTTATCGGCAATTTCAATTACTCTAGAAATTTTATCTAAATATAATAGATAACCTACTACTATATCTTCAGCCCTTTCATTCTTTTTAAGTAAATTAAAAGTAGTAAAACCTAAAATTAAAACTACAAAACTTAAAATTGAGATAATTATAATTGCTGTTGTTGATGTTATTTCCATTTTTATAATTTATCAAAAATATTTTTTAAACCTTCACTTTGAATAGAACCTAGTGCTTTATTTTTGGTGGTGGTTTTTTTATTATTATCCAATGTAAAATTTTTCTTACTAGTATCCACGTTATTTTTAAACTTAGGTAACCACTCAATTTCAAATTCAATTCTTGCTGCCATCATATCTGCTTGATGTAAGATAAATGGTAGGGATGTACGTGGTTTTTGTTCTGGCATATAACCTTTTAAATATTTGTCATTTGCTGGGTCATATAAACCATCATGTGTTTGAATTGCTACCATTTCATTAAAGGTATATTTAATATCATTATCTTGGAGTAAAAATAACCCTCTATCTGGAACAGCTGAAAATGCTAATTCTTTATTGAACATATAATCTTCACCTAACTTATCTTTTCTCCATTTATCAGTTTGAGGGATATAAGCTTCATGATTATCATCTCCCATTTTACCTAAATCATGATTTATAGCTGAAAATACTAATTCTTCAGTGGTAAATGTAGTCATATCACAACCAAAACCTTCCCAAACAGCAGACATTGATAAAGCAGCTTTAACTACTCTATTAACATGATCTACATACCCCCCAGGAAAGGCAGAATGGTATTCTTTTTTATGGGCAGCAGGCATAAGCATAATACGCTCCGCATACTTTTCATAAAATTTAATTAATTGTTCTTTACGAGGGGATGAAATATAAGTATCAATATTACTCATAAATTCAACCCAATTCATTTGAATTTTTTCTGCTGTTAATTTCATAACTTTTATTTATTTAATATACTTGTGATAAAAATATAGGTTACACATAGCGGAAATATTAACGCAAATGTTAAACCCTTTAATATGCTGGGTATTTTACCCATTTCTTAGGACTCTTGCTTCTTTTTCAACTAAAGATTCAAGATCTTCTATTTTTTCATAAACATATTTTAGATGTTTTCTAAAATCATCTATGTTGGATCCTCCTCTGGATACCATTAAGTCTAAAGTTCTAACACCTGTCTTAACGTTAGTGAATCCCTTGTCAATAAGTTCTTTGTTTCTAAATGCCATTTTATTATTTATTTATTAATATTATTATCAATATACGAACACCCTTTCATTCCACCACCCTATATTTCTTATTCCCTTATTTTTCCTAAATATCTTCAAAACCCGTATTTCGAAGGTACTCGGAATTTTTGTGGTATCCAAATTAAGGTAAAAATTCTTGTACTTTTTTCTGGATTTTTAATAAATGGGCACATCTTTCATATTCTTCACTAGACTGGAAATATTGTATTCCTAATTCTAACGCTGCTTCTAAATTTTCATCCCCATATGTTGATATTGCTTCAATATGGTCATCATTATTCATGTCAATATCTTTAATATAAAACCAAGCTCTATTGTACACAACAAAAGCACCAGCTCGTTCCATGTCTTCAATACTTAATTCGTCACTAGTTTCCTTGAAAAATGAAATTACTTTTTTTCTAAAATTGATGTGATTTAAAATTAGTTTTTTATACATCCCTAATTTGTAGACAGGTTTATCTGTAAAGTCTACATAAGCCACTTGATCCTTACCATCATCAGATGGGGGAAATAGATTAAATAAACTGTCTATATTAATCATTTTATTAAATTTCTTTTGGTTTCCCACCTTTTATTCTGTATAAGGCATATTCATATTTTTCTTTCATAGACTTATGGCGGTGTTTAGGTTGTGATTTCATTTTATGTAGTTGTCTATGAAATTCTTCATTCAACCCTCTTTTTTCTACTTCATAGTAGACTTCAACCAAACCATCTTCGTAATGACCCATTCTAGTATTTTAGTTTAAAGTGTAAATATATGTAATAAATACTAGCAATCCAAGCCATTCTTAAGGAAAAGGTGGACCCTACAGGACTTGAACCTGTGACCTATCCGTTATGAGCGGAGTGCTCTAACCATCTGAGCTAAGAGTCCTTAAGTGAACCCGATAGGAGTCGAACCTATAACCGTCGCCTTAGAAGGGCGATGCTCTATCCAATTGAGCTACGAGTCCGTAAGTTGTACTACTGGCGAGACTCGCACGAACATTACTGTTCAAGGGATTTTAAGTCCCTCGTGTCTACCAATTCCACCACAGTAGCAAATTAAGGAGGGCTTCACTCTTTAGCCGGCTTTCACACTCAGAGTCCCCACCTAAAGCTTTATGCAATCCGTCGATTACACTTTAGGATTTTACGTTTTACTCCCTCCTATTTACTTAGAGTTAATCTATTTTTTGTAATTTTTCTTCTACTTTATCAATTTCAATTTGTAGTTGAGCGTATTCATCAACAACACTCTTTCCATTTGGGTTATTTGGGTGATAAACCCAAACTTTTTCTTGCAATCCAATTAAAAATGCTAATTCATTTACTAATTCGATTCTTTCATCTTTGTTTTTTGACATAACTTTAATTTTAATTTATAATTTATTTAACAATCCCAATCTTTAGCTGCAATTTGTAG